ACTGAGGCCCCGAAACAACTGGCTCAGACCTTTGAAAAGGTTCTCCAGTCTTTTGGTAAAGCCACTTGCGCCGATGGCCAGTTGGAAACCCTCAAACACAGACAAAAATTCTTTCAGGGCTCCCGGTGCTCCTTTCATTTTGGTTTTGGCCATGCGTTCTGCAGTGCCCTCGACCTCCTGCAATTTTGTGTTTAGCTCCGCGATTGATGCTGTGCCACGCGTCAACAATTTTGCCAGACGAGGTCCGGCTCGATCACCGAAAATGATGCTCATGTCCTTGACGGTAGCACCTCTTTTCTCCATCAATTGAAGGATGCCCATGAGCGATTTCAATTTGCCGTTGCCGGCTTCGATGTTGCTCGAGTTAATGCCCAAACCGGCCAGTGCTTTTTGTGCATTGTTCGCCGGGTTCAGCAATCTGGTAATTGCACGTGTCAATGCCGTTCCGGACTCTTCGCCCCTGTCGCCGGCATCAGCCATTGCACCGAGTATCGCCACAGTTTCTTCGAAGGATTGTCCAGCCAGGGTCGATACGCCGACCACTTTTGTCAATGCCTCGCCCAGTTGCGAAACGTTCTGGTTTGAATTTGACGCGGCTTTTGCCATGACGTCGTTGACATGGCCAAGATAACTTACTTTTCCGCCCAGACCCGCCAGCACGTTTGTTGAAATGTCTGCAGCCAGCGCCAGGTCCATACCGCCAGCCGCAGCAAGTTGTAATGTGCCGGGCAATGCCCCCAGGATTTTATCGGTTTTCATCCCGGACAATGCCAGAAAATTCATGGCTTCTGCGGCTTGTGATGCACTGAACTGCGTCGTTGCACCAAGTTCTTTGGCAAGTCCACGTAGCCGGGCCATTTCTGCCGTCGTCGCGGTCCCAAGGGTGGCTTCGACATCGTTCATGGACTGTTCAAAAGATATTGCCGTGCGCCCCAGCAAACCGCCCAACAATGCGATTGGGGCCGTAACTTTCGTGGTTAAACTTTGTCCAGCGCGACGAGCGCTTGAGGAAAACTTATTTAGTCCGGCGATAGCCGAGTTGGAATTTATTTCCTTCATAACCGAACCAAGGGCCGCATTGGCGCGTCGCGCCGGCGCCGACATGCTGTCGACCGCACGATTAATCCTGCGGATCGGCGCAGTCGCGTTGTCAATCGCCTTAACGACTGCGCTGATGGTAAATTTATTCGCCATGTGTTGCGGCCTCTATCTCGTTGGCGATGCGTTCAGATTGACCTCTCCAATAGTCAAATTCGCTAGCGGTAAGTCCGTATAAATCTGATGGGGACCAACCAAAGAATTTGGCTAGGTTTCCTCCGACGTCACGCCAATTGCTTCCAAACGTTTCAAAAAAGGGGAAATGCTTTCCATCACATTGGTGAGATCTTCAATATCCAGTTGAAGGACAGAATTTCTTGGGATATCGCAGAGAACTTCAATCAATTTTGTCGTCTGGTTCATCTCCCCAGCGACACCATCCATCGACATCAAGTGTTCGACCTTCGGGCGCTTGATATTCAGTTCGTGGATATCCTGTCCGTGCGCCGAAATCGGTTCAAAAAGTTTGATGGTCTCGTGAATACTCAATGGTCGATCCTCCCAATTACTTCAATTCGTCGCCGGACATGCCTTCGAAGCGAATTTCGACAGTGCCCTCGGCTGCATTGGCCTCCCGCGCGCCGGCACTCCAGGCTTCGCGCAGAAGGTATGTTTTGCCGTTCGCCAGTTCGGCAGTCACAGTCGTATCCGTAATCGCTTCGATTTCGGGAAGAGAGAGTGTTTCAGTCAAAAAGAATTCGCCTTCAATAAATGGCACTCGTGGTTTTTCCGAAAATCCGGCAACGCCGGACAGGCCGGCCTTTCCCTCACGTTCCGTGCCGTCAATGGATACGGTTAGCGATCCGCCCAATGAATACTGGTTGCCATCAATCTTGAAGTACGCCGTTCCTGCGAGACGTTTCTTGCCCATGATTTAGTCCTTAGTTTGAAGCGGGGTACTGAAGACGGAACTGGGCGACCAGCGCAAATACACGCAACTGATTGACCAGGTCCGGCGGATAGAGAACGTTGACGCGATTGGGATCATTTTGATCGCGTTCAACGATCAGGTTTTCCTTGAACGCTTCCATGTTTTCCGTGATGCCGCTGGTTATCAGATCGGCATATGCGGCGACCAGTTCAGCACGGATGATATTTGGCGTGATGATCGCTTGGCCATCGCCGAACCGGGTCCCATCGTTCGCCAGTTTGTGGCGCGGCCATTTCTGCGTGATCCGTCCGCGGAGGAATCGAAGAATGTACGACAGAGAAGCCAGAGTCGTCACATCCAGATATGACGGGTCGGGTTGGCCCCAGCTGTTTTCGCGATAGTTGGTGACGACCCTTTCGATGCGAACATACCCGCCTTCGACGAAGGTGGTCGAAATTCCGGAAAACAGCAGTGTATTCTTTTCACTGATCGTGAAACGGCTTTGCTGAGGTGGGGCCCTGAACCCAATCATAGGTAAAGTCTGCAGCGGCCGGGCAGGGTCGATGGAAAGTGCATGCGCGGATTGGGCTCCAAAAATCGCCGAAACTTCGTAGGACGGTGTTGGGCTATCGTAAAACCCCATAATGCTCACGTGAGCATCGTTCCGCGCATCGCCGAGGGTATCCAGCGCCGCAACAGTTCCGGATTTTGCCGAAAAAACATGTCCATAAATTTGCTGGTCATACGCCCATCGACCAGTTGTGTCATCCATGAACGACTTCAATTCATCCAGCGATGTCGTATCGGTGTAAGGCACGATAATGTAGTCGTATCGCTCATCGCCCAGCGCTGCCAGCGCTGTTGTCAAGATTGGGTTTGATGCACCTGAATTCATAGCCGTGATGGAAACGGTAACGCCGGCTGGGGTTTGTTCTCCCCCCAGACGTCCCTGGTAGTTCATCCGCAAATCAATATCGTTGCCGACCTCACCTTTGTGACGCGCTGTCAACGTGACAACGCCAATTACATTCGCGGCAGTGACTGGTAGATTTGACGCAGCTGTAATGGCAGCTTCGATACTGTCGCCCACGGCTGTCGCGTCATCACCGGAAGTGACGGCGACCTGGACCTTTTGGCCGGCGACGTAAATGTTAAGAGTTCCGGAAGCGGTGGCGGCGCCGGTAATTGTAATGTCGCCAGTAGCGGCAACACCGGCCCCGTTGTCGTCAACCGGCAAACACCACAGTTCAGTAAAACTGTCATTGGCGCGGTAGGCTTCAACCATTTGCGCCAAGACAGATCCCGCGCCGAAATATTCCTTTGCCTGGTCGGCAGAAGAAACCAGCACAAGTTCATCTGCAGCTACCGTTCCTGCAGCCAACCGCTGGGCGATGATCAGCGAACGATATTCCGGCATGAAATTAAAAGCGCCGGAATTGTCGAGCTCCGCATAAAACAGCGGTACGCGAATGTTTGCGGGAATATTGTTTGTCGGCATTAATCTATTCCTTCAATTCAGCAAAAATGCGATCTGCTTCGTCCCGAAACACCTTGCGGTTCAAGATGTCGCTGAGGGTATTACAGTCAAGGAGACCCTTTTCGGTCGTGTTTCGCGGATCTTCAAAATCGAAGTCCGGCGAGCTCAATAAATCGCGCAAGTCGTTTGAACCGTCATCGTCAGGTTCGTTTGTCTCTTTCGGAATTCCACCGGTGTCGGGAACAATGACAATGTCTCTATCGCGCAAACGGCGATGCCACCACATGTTCGCTGGCACAAAGGTGCCATTCGGCGGCAAGAAAGTGCCAGTCTTGGGATCGCGAATTTTCACGTCGCGTTCAGGGTTCGGCATCACGTGTATCAAGGGCATTATTGATCTCCCGTTTCCAAAATGACATCGATCGACGCTTCAATGACTTCATCGGGACCCCGCGAACTGAGGTTGGGGTCTGAAGGGTCGATAGCGTCGACGTCAATATGAACCGTTGCCAAATCGTCTCCGATGACAGGTTCAAAATATTCGTGGTAATACAGGCCGATTCGGATGGCAGCGACAATCAGTGGATTTTCACCCCCGTCGCTGGCAATTACTTCTGTTCTGTAAGAGGCGATGCGGGAATATTTGTCGACGAAATCTGGTGCCGTCAGGAGCAACGAAACTACCTCTTCGCACAAATTATCAAGCTCGCCTGCCCAACCGTCTGCCTGGGAAATATGAACTGTAATTTCGAGAGTCAATTCGGTTTCGAAATCCGGATATGTGGTTGCCCGGTCACTGGTACCGCTTTCGGCAGGCGTCGTGATATTGAGGGCGGGAAGTTTCTCTTTCGATAATCCGGTTACGCGGGAGTCGAAGACATTATCGCCAGCTGATGTGTTGCCCTTCAACCGAGTTATGACATCGGTGCGCAATCTTGTTCGTTCAAGCATTTGCCACCTCCATCAAGATTAGAGTGACTTCAGCATGGCCATCCGTTTGTACCGATTCGACCGAGTATTCTCCGCCATCAATCACAACTCTGTCATCCTGTCTGGGATCTGGCATTCCGCGTTCGAGAACGTCTGACCATCGCAAAAAGAGAACCGGTTTTACGGTTTCGAAATCTATACCTTCGCCGGCTTCGACAACGGTATGGGACGCTTCAAAAATCGCCGGGAGATCGTCAATTTGAGCATCGCCGGCTGGGATGTACGACACTGTTTGGCCAAACGTCTTTGTGCACCATCCAACTGCATTATCAACTGCCGCGTCCCAACTGTTCATTTGTCTGCTTTGTTTTCGTCAGGGAGGAATGACGGCATGGCCATTCCTCCCCGTTATGGGATCTGGGAAATTTAATCGCTGCTGTGACCACGAACCAAAAGGGCGGGTCGATTACACATTGGCAATGGGTTGGACTGGGTATGGATGTCGATGCCCCGGTCAAACTTCATCCGTTCCTGCTTGGCATACCGGGTTAGTCCGCGCGTGTTGACGGTTTCCATGAAGTCAGCCGGTGCGAAATAGGTTTGGAACGCCTGTTGCGTTCCGACCGGGAAGAAACGAGCATCGCCATCCGGAATAAATTTCCGCTCATTGCCGTCAGCATCTGTGGCAGATCCGATATACTCTTCGAATACGATGCCGTGAAACTCAAAACGCTTGCGCATATCGTTGCGCATAATGTTTTGGCCATTTTGGCGGAGGAACGCCTCTTTGACAGTATCGTGAGTTACGAGCTTGTCATAGAATTCAGGTGACACGAAGCTGTGCACACCGGTCATCATTTCGCCCTTCAGATTCAGTTCGACATGGCGACAAATATCGCGGCAAACTTGGGGCACATCAGATTCAGGTGTCCCTAATGCAAAATCAATTTCTTTTTCTGTCACACCAAATTCGGTGAATAGGTCAAGAATTACGTCGCCTTGGTCATCCATTACCTGGCCACGCAATGCGCCGACCTTAAGCCACTCGAGTGTAATGTCGTGTTTGTTACCTGCGTCGGAAAGTTTTTCATTGACGACATCGGCTACCGCAAGCATTTCGCTTTCGCTGCCAAAGGTGCGAATACCCAGGATTTCGTCTGCGAGAATTTCATCTTCCAGGGGGAAATGAGGAATCTGGAACGATTTCATTTTACGTTTCCCGCGAGTGCCTTTAGTCGCTGCGCTGCCGCGGGGAACAGGCGGAAGAAGGTTAAGCACGCCATCTTTCATTTCAATAGCAACTTGTGCGGTACGGACGCCACGATCGCGGAAAAGCCCCATCTCCTGGATGCGACCGTATTTGTTTGGAACGACGTTGATCGCGCTCGTCAACTCAATCGTCGAAAAAGCGTCTTGTTCAAAAATATCCAACATAGGCATGGCGATTAAGCTCCTTCGCGCGCGACGATGCCAGCTGCCTCGAGGTGGGCAAGCGCCGTCGCTTTTTCATCTGCTGTGATTCCAACGGGCCAGACCAGGCCGCGTTTCGAGACGGTTGCTGGACCGCGAACAATCAGCAATACATCGTTCACGTCTGCCGCTGATGCGTCGCAGTCTTGCAGCAAAATGGCGGTAGCGATCTCTGTTCCATCTTCTGCATCCGGCGCCAGTTGGTAATACTTTCCTTCCGCCGTGACGTTGGCCGCAATCGCATAACTGTCACCGACCACGAAGTCTGCCGCTCCATCATTGACCGTGAAAATCAAGTGGCTGTTGTCACTTTCGACACCGACCAGAATGTCCTGATCAACCACATTGCCGTCAGGGGCCAAAAGTTCAAACGTTCCGCCGTCAGCCGAGGCTGCTGTGCACGTCAGATTGTATGTCCCCATTATGACATCTTCGGCAAATGCGGTTGCCGCCAGCGTGATGGTTCCGTCGCCGGTGTTACCGCCGTTGGCCACCGCTGCCGACACGGCCATTGAGCCAGCTGGATTCAAGGCCAGAACCGTCCCAAGTAGCAAAGCCGCACCGCTGCCAATTGTCCGTGCCTCCCGGCAGTGGCGGTCTTCTGCCTCGTGTTTGACGACGTCGGTAATTCGATCACCTTCATTGAGCCAGGGCATTGCCTAGTTTCCTTTCGTCGAAATTTTGTGTGTGTCCGCCATGCGGCCTGCCAGCAGTCCGCGCTGTTCGATGCCATCAGAAGGTTGATGTTGTCCGCTTATCTCAGCATCATTTCCCAACCCGGCATCACGTTTTTCCAAAAGAGCGGAACGAACCTGTGCCGGCGTCTTGTCGCCCTGAATGAATGCGTTCGCTTCGCGCATTGATGCGCCGGCGAGTTCGCAAATTTCCATGATTTCCTTGGCGTCATTTCGCGTCGAATCGGCTTCGGATGCTTTTCGTACATCGCCGCCATTTTTCGGTTCGTCAGCATCGTCATTACCTGAACGAACTTCTCGATCGTCTTGATTTTGGTTGTCCATTTCCGTTGTTCCTTTGGGCATGGTTCGGGTCAAATTGCAGGGAGCGGCAAGTACGTCATCGGAACGGATCCCAGCACCGGCATCCGCCCCGACAGCAACCAATGACACCTCGTAGGGTTCCCAGTCATCGGCACGAAGTACGCGCACCCCGGCCTTCTTTTTTGTTTCGTTGAGTTCGTGCACGCGATAGCCAACAGAGACGTTTCGAACGATCCCGTCTTTTACCAGGTTCCACACCTTTTCAGCTGCTTCGAAGCCGCGTGCAAACCGGACGGTGGCAATTCCTTCGCCTTTTTTTATCTTCGCGGTTTCAACGACACCCAGCATTCCGTCAAGACTATGGGAACGATGGGAATCGAGTAGCGGAGCGCCATTGTTCAAACGTTCCATGCGAACAGCACCGCTCTTCACGCTTAATTCCTCAAGATACTCGCCGTCAAACCAGTCAAAACGCCGGACTTGAGCGCCAGTCGTAAAAACGAGTTCGATTGTTCGGCTTTCTTCGTCAATCGTATCCGACAAGAATGCGCCGGTACGCGTCATTGGCGGAATGGAAACGGTCTGAGTTTCTGTGACCCTGTCTGGCATTCGACCCTCTTAATAAAAAGCCGCCACTTTCCAAATGGAGCGGCGGCAACGCGGGCACGTTCGCAGGTCGATATTGTGAAGTCAAGGTAAAAAATAGGTATATATGGTACAAAAACGGTAAATCAATCTGCTAAAGAACCTCGTTTCAGGCCAGCGATCAAAGTGATCATTTGATCGATTCGCGCTGTCTGGTTATTAATCAGGTTTTGAAAAGTACCGGTTTGACTGGTCACTAATTTTTCAATTCGTTCGAAATGAATCTCCGCTTCGTCCCGTCGCATCATGAGTGGAATTTCGGCATCCAGCCGTTTGTGGCAATCAGAATTACGATCACTCGATTTCTTGTCGATGTCCTTGATGTCTTCAATCATCGCGGCGTTCATATCGTCGACACGCTTCATGATGTACTTAAAAACACCAAACAGGATTGTAAGCCAAGAAGCGCCCAACCCTCCAAGCCCTATCACCAGTTCCCAATCCGAAAGTTCGACCATTACTTTGTTGCCCTTTCGTTGCTACCTCCCGGGCGGCCGCCGCCAGCCGCCCGGGGAGGTGCACTATGCAGCCTGAATCAAATCAGGCCGCAGCGTTAAATCTATTCCGCGTCCAGCCTACTCATAGTGTCCAGGAGTTCGACTGAACGGTCTAAAATATTTTCGGACTTATCTTTCTCGTCGCCGTGATCGGCAACGCTGCCGGATCGATTGGTGTGGCGCGGATCGCTGTCCAAAACTAGCCCAAGTTCGTCGGCTCTTATCGCGTCTTCCGAAATCTGCTTATCGACTTCGGTGACATCAAATCCGAGTTCCGCGACGGCTTGAGCGCGGGACATCAGACCAGATCGTATTTCAATCAACTTGGCTGTCACCTCTTGAACCGGATTAACATATCGATGCCCCGGCGCCATCCATTTGATCTTGTTGTAGGGGCCGGGATTGAATGCAAAGTCCGGGGCATCGATCGCGCCAACCAAAACCGCTCGTTTCAAAAAAGCGTTCCGAACTGGCCGGCAGAGTTGGAAAATTATTCTATTTTGAGTTCGGCGTTGACGTCGTTGAATTTCGTTTTGCCCCGCGCGAATACTGGAGAAATTTACACCGGTAAGATCGCCAGTCATCTGCTCATAACTGGTGCTTGATCCAGCAGCGATTGCTCGCAATTGCCATTTGATAAAGGCGTCGTAATTATCGCCAACATCTGCCGGGCTTGAAAACTCTATGTCCTCCCCTGGCATCAGCATTTGTAGCGTTCCCGGCTCAAGTGCGGCCATCGCTACGCCATCATCCGGTTCGTCGTCATCGTCTTCATTCATCGGACCGGATTCACCTTCAGGCGAAGTAATGAAACCTGTCATCATTGTCGAAATCTTTTTGCGGACTAATTCGGCATCTTCGTACTCAAGCATGTCACGCATGCGAAGAATTACCGTCGACATGGACGGTATACCCCGTATCTGTCCAGGGCGCTTCATCTCGTAAACGTGAATGATTTGATCTGCCGGAATGCGTTTGGTCTGTATGCTGGAAATTCCGAACCGGTCGCCGGGATGTTCCGGATACATATGATAAGCGACCCGCCGGCCTATAGCATCGAATTCGATCCCGGCAATAATCTTGTTTCCATTTGAAAGCATTTCGTTTTTGTCGTACGGACAGTGATCTCCTTCAAGGACTTGAAGCTGAAGCGGAACCACAAAGCCGTCGCTGGTCTTCCGATCCCGCAGCCGAATGAATGCTTCGCCGCTCTCTTCTTCCGCTCGATAAGTCAAACCCTGGATGCCATAGAAATCCTGTTGTCCGTAGGCGTCCGATTCATCAGACCAGATATCGAAAATTTCACTGAATGCTGCATTGAAATGCGGGAAGGTTGTTCTGGGCATTGGTCGAATGCCAGTGCCAATGACGTTGGAAACGTTACTGTCTAAACTTGCTGCGGCCCATGGAACTTTGCGAATAAGGTCGTGGGACCGTGCTCGTTGTGTCGCCAAACTGCCTTGATTGATTGAATTGATACTGTCGCCCGTGGGCAGCCAATTCCGCACCCGCCGTCCTTGGCTGCCTCCGTCGAATGCCGGCTCGGATCTCTTCACCGGTTTCACATAGATTTTGGTACCTTTGATCCGAGCTCGAACATTGCTGGATGTCGTTTTGTTATCAGCCATCAACCCAACCCACGATCTGTATAGATGCGTACCTGCCGTGTTCTCTTTTTCCCGGACAATCTGCCAATGGCGTTGTTAAGGGAACTGAGCGCGCTATTGATTTCTGCGACACTGCGATACGTAATATCTTTTTCGCCGTGCCGAACGCGGAGTGCACCGCTGTTTCGTGCACTTTCCAACGCCGATTTTTCTGCCTGAAGTTCTTCTAATGTCGCCATGATGCGGTACAAATAACGTATTAATCGGTAAAATTACAGCATTTTGTGTAAAGTATTAAAAATTCCACTATCTCTTGTTTGCATCCCAACGATTGAATAATCTGGCAGCCACCGCAATTGTTGGGGGTTGCACTAATGAAGTTCGAAATTTCAAAAGGCGGGAAAACGTTTCTGATATTTTCCGTGGCTGTAATTGGCTTGGGATATTTCGGGTTCACCGGCAGGCCTGATGCAGGTCTGGCAATCAGCGCCACCGATGCGGTTCACGAGTGTAGAAGCGAAATTTCGTTGCATCACGACAATGCCGATTTTTCGAACATTGAATATCAAACAGACATCAAGGCAGACGGCAGTTTGAATGTTTCAGGACTATTCAATATTGCATCCGTCATCGACAAATATGTATGCCAATTTGACCCAACCGGTAAACTCATAGATGTCAAAATAGGAAAATCACCTGCTTAGCGGCGCAGGAAATTTGATCGCGCCACCGTGCGGCGCCGTTTGTTTTTTTGGGGCTTGGTGACCACAGATTTTGCAGAAGTTTTTGGTGGCTCCTTGATCTCGACTGGTGTTTCCGTCGTCGGCTGTTTTTCCTTTCGCCCCTGCGGAACAAATACTTTTCCTTCTCGCACCAGTTTAGCCTTTCGACGTTCAACGAACTTAGCTTCGCTGTTCAGGTTCATTCGACGGTTCATGATTAACCCCTGCAAAGCAGCGTAAGCATATACGCGAAGATCAAGGCCTTCGTTTCGTTTTCGCCCGGGTCGGATCGCCCAAAACCGTACCCGCCGGCCTTTTCGAATTTCTTCCTTTTTTTCCTCTGCCGTCAATTGTTTGAAATACTCTTTCTCTCGAGATTTCGGGAAGTGACTATAGCCGGGGCCAGGATCGTCAAGGTTGAGCCTCGCATAAATGGTTTCCTTCGCCGCGTCGACGCCAATGATGAATAGTGGGCAATTCTGTTTATTTTTTTTTGTGAACCGCTTTGGCCAGATCGGAATACCTTCCCCGCCACGACCCTTGATCGCCCAGACGTTGCGGCCAAATTTGTCGCGGCAAAAAAGATACGCCTTCTGAGTGTAGTGTCCACCGGTATCAACGCAGGCGGCATGCACCCGCATAGTTCCTAGCAACTGATGCTTGACCGGTTCCTGCAAATATGTTTCCAGCGCTTGCCAGATTTCGGGGGTACTCGGATCGCCGTGCAAAATCACGTGCTCGAGAGACCAGCTTTCTTCATCTCGGCCCCAACCTACTTTCTCAACCTCTATGCGATTGTCCTGAATATCGACTCCAGCGGTGACGATTGCCACTTCCGAGGGCGCTCCCTCACCAAACTCTTCGCGCCGCTTCATCAAATCATCTTCATCTGCGCGTTCGCCGATATCTTCCCAAACCAATGCCAGGGAAGTGTTGATAAAGGTCTTTAGAGTTTGTGGGCCACCACGCTTCGCCTCAATAAAATCCTTCACCATGTCGGTAAGCGTCACCCATGATGAATAGATTTCATTCAGCGTATAGCCACGGGTTCCATTGAACGGTGCATGTGCTCGCCATTCAGTAAAACGAACTGCAGCCCATCTTACGACATCACTCCATAAAGTGCCGCAGTGCACACATGAATATGCTGCGGTCTCCGGGAGATGATTTTCCTCTTCGTCCTTTTCCCATACAACTTGTTGCCAGTTCAGAATTTGGTGTTCGCCACAATCGGGACACGGCACATATGCATGCCGCTGATCACTCTCATTGAACGCTGTCTCGATGCGACTCATGCCGGCGATGGTCGGAGTTGAAACCGCAATGATTTTTTTGTTCCAGAAAGTGCGGGTTCGTTTTCGCGCCAGCGAGACGGGATCGCCTTCCGTACCAGCAGAAGCCGGCATTCGGTCAACTTCATCCATCAAGACAATTCGGACTGGTCGACCGGCTAGCGAAGCGGGAGAGTTTGCCCCGGCCATCGTAATGTGCCCGCCCGGAAAAGTTTTGTGACGGGTCGTATTCGATTTGTTTCTTGATTTTTCGTCGGAAACTTTTCCTTCCAATGCCGGCGTGTCTCGGAGCATCGGGGTCAATCGATCTTTTGACCACGTGTCAGACATCTCTAATGTTGGATTGACCACCAAAATCGGACAGGGATCCACATCTATGTGATACCCGACGATATTGTTGATGATTTCCGTTTTGCCGACCTGAGCCGAAGTCTTGAACACGATACGTTCAACGGTCGGATCATTTGCCGCGTCCATCATTTCGCGCTGATATTCCGCCCGTGCCGTATTCCATTGGCCCGGTTCGGCAGAAGACTCGCTACTTAGTTTTCGCTCTTTGTCGGACCACTCGCTTACCTTCAGTTTTGGAGGCGGTCGCCATGCTCTCATGATCTCCGTCGTTACTTCCGCGATCGCTACTGCTTCCGCTTTGATCGCCTCGGGACTCATCATCAACGACATCGGTTTCTAACTCCGCTTTACCCAGTTCGTTCAACGCATCATGTAATGCGTCTTCAATGGTCGCTTTTGCTTCCGCAATTTTTTGACCTACCACTATCGGCGCCACCTTCGTCGGGATGGCCAGAAGTCGAGCACGAGACCGGGCCACCGCATTGGCGAACACCTTTCCGATCGCTGCGAGACGAACCAGTTCGCCGCGGCGCTCTGCCAAATCCATTTCCGCAATATCCGCGTTGGCGACTTCTTTACGGGTTCGCGCAGCGTCGAACGAATTCAAATTTGAGGGACCGGCCACTTCCTTTATGCGGTCCTGAACCATCCATTCAATGGCGGCCGCCGTATCGATTTCATGGCCCTTCCCGCGCCCGCCTTGAGTTTCGATCGGCATCCCGCGGCGAATATAGTTTCTGACAGTCGGATCCGTTCGACCGATCAGTTCGGCAAATTCCCCAAGGCTTACAATGTTTCCTGGACGGAGTTTTTTGGCCGCGCCGGCAGACATCGATTAGCGTTTCGCCATCGCAGAATATTGTTGAACGCGCAGATCAGCCGGCCACTCGTCAGGATCGGAACCGCTGTAATCTTGAAGCCGTGTCGTAATAAGTTTTTTCGCTTCGTCCGGAACTTTCAACAATCTCCCGGCGATACCGTTTCTTTTGTCGCTGGCGCGCGTCCCGAGTTGTTTCACAAAGACAGGGACATTTTTTGCGTGCAGATCCGCGATTAGTTTTCTTGCCCAGTCAAGTTCGAAGACGCGCGCCTTAACGCCACTTTCACCACCGATAATTACCCAGTCCAGCCCGGCCGTGTCGATTTCCGAAATGTCGAGTTCTTCCAAAATTGGTTCCAACGACATGAAACGACCCGCTGCCGGCACCTTTTGAAGGTACCGCCACCGCGTCTCCAGCATTTTCTGGGTGCCGGCACTGACGCCCAACATCACATTTGGGTAACCAGTCCCCCAGTCCAGTGGCAAATCCTGAATGATCCGCTTGTGCCGCTTTGTCAATATCGTCCAAAGCAGATTTGGCGTAACACCGATTTTCCTCCAGAGCCGGATGAATTCGCTGGTCGGTCTCTCAATATCAAAAACATCACCAACCGAATTGCTGAATACTGAGAAAGGTCTGCCCAGATCGGCATATTTGGCATTCCATACTGTTGGCTGTTTCCAGTAATTATCCGAAAATTTTTTGCGGGGTGCGCCCGGGCCGAAATTCGCACCTTTGGAAAAGCGTCTGTTTCCATCCAGAGCATAACAGTGGTCGCACTCAGGTCCTGCCATTGTGCAGCCTTCCCAGGCATTAAACGTTGCGTCCGTCCAACTGATCGGTGAATTTTCAGGCATCGTCATCTGCCCGGGTTTTGAAATCTTCGTACGAGGCGATAATTGCCCACAGAAGAAGGATCGATAGAAAAATAGTGATGCCGACCCAGCCCTGGGAAATATCTCCTTTGGCACCGACTAAATTACTGATCAGGTCGATCATGTACTGGAATATCTCTGCGCCAATGATAACGACAACTATCAGTAAAATGCCCTTCAGTACTTTCTTTCCAAATATCTTCAAAAACATTTGCATGGCGGCGGTTTCCTTCTGCTATCGACGGTTGAGAGTGTTGACTTACCGATTAATCGGCGATGAATTCTCGGCAAAAACTAGACCGATTCCGCGCCGCCGCCTGACCCGCTTTCTCCTGGCCCCCGGAAGAACCTATATATGGGGGGTATATGGCGGTGATACACAATATGTGGCGATTGTACCGGGCAATCATCGTTTGCCGGCTTTCAAGGCCTTGCCCATTGCTCTGTTAAAGTTGCGTTGACCAGAGCGTCGAATGGTTCGATTGGCGTGGTCATAGAAATTGAACTTGGGATTTATAGTCTGCTTGGTGGTGCCGCTGTACATAAGCCTCAACTTGGGTTTCTTTTTCGTTCCATACCGTTGATATACAGCTGTTCTGTTTCCGTCAGTTTTCTTAAGGAAGAACTTTGGTTTTTCAACGAGTGGCCGTGGTCGACGTCCTTTGCTGATACTGGCTTTCTTCGATTTTCGTACAGCACGGGGGATCATCAGGAATTGTCCGGATGCCGGTCGACGGGTAACGGTCTTATTGCCCATCTGTTCCTTCATATACCAATCACGATGACCGACCTCCGAGCTCATGCGGGTGAGACCATCGGACTTCCGTGCTGCCCTGATGCCGACACCTGCCAGCACCCCTTTGCGACGAACGGTCATGCTGTCGCGGATTTGGTCCCGGGTATCAGCCTGAACATCCTTTGCTGTCGTGGTGAGGGAGAGGGCCGTTGCAAAGGGGATTTGCTTTCGGGCCAATGCCGTTAGATGACGGTTGAACTTCAAGGTGTCTATCTTGACGTCGATAGTCTTCCCGGCCATGGCCATGCCCCATTCGTCGAAGGTCGTTGATGATGCGGTATCAGGCGGTAAAAAAACGGTAAAGTCAAGAATATTGCGGTACGGATTGAGGGTGTGAATGCGTTCACACCCCCTCACACCCCATATTCACACCCTAACCTCTTATTATTATTATATTATTCATTAAAGTGTGAATTTATATATGTATATATAGGCCTCACGAGGTTTAGCGCGGCGGGTAATATTTATTTGCCTCAAATAATTCAGGGGTTATTAAGGGGCGGGCGCTATCAAAACTATATGGGGATGTTTTTCCGGAAATTCACACCCCCCGCTCACAACTATGCCATTGATAATTAACGAAAATAGGTGTGAATTGTAATTGCCCGCCTTCGTCGATAAATTATTTGCACTAATTCCCGGCTATTATCGAGGAATATCCTGATTGTCGAAAAACAATGAGGTTTTTACCGGATTACCCATTTATTTCCTTTACACAGGAAAATATTTCCTCTATATTGTTCTCATCGAAACGGAGACAATTACATGCCCACCATCATCGAAATCAACAGCGTCAAGGTCTACATGTACTTCGAGGATGACAACCCGCCTCATTTCCATGTGATCGATGGTGAGACCCAGGCAAAGGTCGAAATCGCGACCATGCAGGTCTTAGAAGGTAAATTGACACGGCGGGCAAAAAAACACGTGATGCCCTGGGCCATCAAAAACAAAAAGCTGCTGAACGACAAATGGAAAGAGTTCAGCTGAAAGTGAGATGTGAAATGACTGACATGATCAAAATTGCAAAATTGAAGACCACTGAACAGCCGTATGTGCTCAACATAGAATTCAGTGACGGGCTGATATCAGATGCCGACCTCGAGAGCATTATTTTTCGTTCCCGGCACTTTGGACCGTTGCGTGACAATGATGAATTCAGAAATGTCGAGATCATCAATTTCGGTGGGGGAATCGCCTGGCCAAAATTCGAACTGGATTATTCAGCCGGCAGTTTGCACCGCGTAGCGACCGTTCAGAGAAAGATGACAGGGCGGGATTTCCGGGCATGGCAAAAGCGGGTTCAACTCACCGAACAGCAAGTGTCGGACGTGCTGGGTACGACGGTGCGGACCGTGCGCAATTACCGAGATCGGGAAACAGTCATACCCAGAACAGTGCAGATAGCCTGCGACGCGGTCGAAGGCAGTTCAACGATGCGCAGCGCATTGGTGCGATACCGTCCGAGACAGAAGCCCGGTCGAAAACCGGCGAAGCGCTCGGCATAGGGAGAAAATGGGAATGACGACAGCGAAACCCAGATATTTCAGCCAGACAAATAGAGGCTGGATACTTGACGAAAACGCGCCAGTGAAAGGGGCAATAGATGCTATTCCGGGGAATCTTGAAATTCGTCAAATCCCGTTTCTCGAAGACATCATCGATCGGGCATATGAAAAGGGCAAAGATGACAAAGCGCGAGAAACGTCCGAATTGCTGAAACTTAATGAATAGGGAAACCGATGACGTATAGGAAAATTGAAGCGCTACAACGTGCAGCTGGGAAAGCCGGTTTTTCAGTCAACGATTTTTCGAAGCTGGAAAAACCAATGAAGGAACATAGAGAGTCGCCCGAATTCAAGGCGTTGGTCAGATATGCGGAACGAAACCGGTCCAGCTTATGGAAACGATTTCTGCGTAACATAGGATTTTGATCATGTCTGAGAAAGCATCAAAACCAACGAACCTGGGACGGACAGCGCCTAGGAATTTGGCGTTGGAAATTGATTTTGATAAGGCCAGCGTCAAGGCCGCTGCCGTTGGCATGAGCGACGCAGACGTTAAAACGTTACTCGACTATGCGCAAAGCATTCCTGATCCGACATTGGAGGTTTTTCAGCGTGGCATAATGGAATTTATCCAGGATGAAAGAAGTTTTCGCGCCAAGCTCTACAGGCGAGGATAACAAATGTCATTTGAAATTGTTGTCGACAATGCATTGACCATAACATTGGCGCTCTACGCAGCGCTGGTATCGACAGCGGTGTTCGTGCTGGAAATTCGGCGCTGGATCGAAAGCGGGCCTCGACTGTCCATCAGTTTGATGACCAATGCTCAGTTTCTTGGCCAAGAAGATCAACCGGCGTTCGTTCTGGTAAATGTCTTTAACCGGGGATCGCTGCCAACGACGATCACGAATCTGTCGCTTCACTATTACTGGTATCCGTTTCACCGATATTTGGGATTGAGGGAACGCAGAATGATGGTGGTCCTGGATCCGCGCGTACCGGGAAATCAACAGGCAACACCGCAATTAATTAAACCCGGTGAAACCTGGTCTGGTGCGGTTGATCGAAACGCGGAATTTCTGGAAATGGCACGAACCGGTTGTCTCTATGTAGGTGTCACAGCCAGCCATGCCGACAAGCCAAAATTACATCGCATCGTGATGCCGGATACGGACAACGATTAGACGCCTTCGCCTGGATCGGCTTTTTCACCATCTGGTTCTTCATCTTTAATCGGTATAAATACCGCCGGCGTGCAGTGAAAGCGGCCATACCGGACATTTTTTGGCGATGCCATTGCGCCACGCAATGACAGTAATGGGCGGCGCCAGTTCGAAGCCCATGGCGTTCGTTCCAGCATCTTTTGCAGTTTCGGGTGTGTCGTTGAAATCAGAATGCCGTCATTCTCTTTAGTGGCCTTGATGCCGAACGACCGCAACTCCTGCACCGCGATATCACGGGGCACGCGTTCCTGATCATCAAAGTCATACCCGATTTTACGGGCTGCATCGACAAGATCACCCAGGTTTCGTTTCAACATCGGCGTGCCATTGCCAACGGAAACCTTGACTTCATACCCCATGATTTCCTGCAGCAACTTCTCTTCGTCTGACGTCGCCAACACAGCGGTATGTTCCGACCAGTCTTTATTCCCGAGCCATTCAACGGCATCTTCGAAACTGATTTTATTCTCCGAATGTAGCAAATATGCGCCGGCCATCATGGTCCCCAATTGGTCACCAAGGCGACGCGTTCCTAAAACAGTTGCTGCGGCTTTGGTGAAAGTGTTCGCATTGTCGCGAAGCGTCGCCAAATTTCGCAGTGACCGGGCCAACATGCCTGCGGCATATTCCGGTGTCATTGTCTCGGAAATCAAATGCATCAGGCGTTCGTAATGCGCTTCAGCCAAAGCCTTTTCTTCTTCATCTCTCGGGTCATTTTTTGCCAACACCAAAACCGTCATACGAGACTTGTCGGCATAGTGCTTCAATCCGGTATTGACCGATGACATGCAAAAGCACGACCTGATTTCGAAAGACTGAAAGCCACCGCCCATCTGCCCCTTGTATAATCTTCCACCGCTATCTGATGACGCGATGCGGCCCAGATCCAGAACTTCCTGAATTCGGATTTGGCTTTTTTCGTCTTCCTGTTCCGCTTCATCGAACAGGACCGGCCGGGCATCGCAGCCAAGTACGTTTCGGATCCCGGCCTCTGTCGTTTTGCCGACCGCCTTCAAGGCGATGTAGCCGACCATGGCGGAAACGATGTCCTTGAATACTGTTGTTTTGCCGGCACCAGATGACCCAGTAATCCAAATGTGCGGCCGCCAGTTCATCGCGCCACATATCGGAGCGATGACGCACCAGCCGGCCAGCAATCTTGCCGAAATCGGATTTTCCCATCTCACCGCCATACAGATGTCGATAAGTTTATGGGCATCCTTATTATTGAGTGCCGGCACACCCTGAATATCCAGTGCGCCGGACGCTTCGTAGATAAATCTGGAGTCGACTTCGGATGGCAGATAGACCTTTCCGTCGACGACGACACGATCGCCCAGATGTAGAACAGATTTTTCGTTGTCGAGCCAGGCACCACGGCCACGCAATCGCTCATGCGCTTCGAATATTCCCTTTTTCTCCGCCAACCGCATCAGGGAATTGGCAGCGAGCCGCCAGGATACGCCGTTTCGGGAAGGGTAGGTGTTTTCCCAGTAATCCAGCGGTGCCAACTGCATCATTCCAAGATCTTTATGCGCCGATGATGACAATTGAATGACGAGTTGAGAGCCGACAGGCAAATAGTGGTAAATCGTGCCACCGTTACCTGATTTTGAATATCCGAGAATTTCGAAAGGCGCGTCAAAAGGCGACGACGCTTTGCCATTGTCGTCATCGTGTTCACTATCGGGCGGTATGTCGCCTTCGTGCGGGACTTCGTCAGGCGGTGGTATCAATGGGCCTCGAGCTTTGGCAATCTTGAAACGATCAAGCAACCATGTTCTGGCTTGATCAGCTGTCCAGCCTTCTTGTTCCGCGTCAGCAATGTCCCAGCCATCGGCCAGGGTTTCGCCAATGATGTCTTCAGGGTCGACGACTACAAGACCGCGGGCGATCCCCTGAATAGCAGCTTGTACCGCCAAAGCGGCTTTGTATCCCGGCTGATGATGCCATTCAGCGACTGCCCCGGCATTGGGGTGATCGTCTGGATAGGCCTTACAATCGGCATCAGGGACAACGATGGTGTCTCTCTTGTAAAGAGCGGAAAATTCAGATTTGTCGACACCAGCTGAACCTCCCGACCATGAGACGCAGGCAAAATCGGGAAAAAGCCGATCTGCCGCGTCTGCCGTCTTTTCACCTTCGGTAACGATGACCGGCACCCCGGGTTTTGCCGCCAGTCTGTCCAGGCCATAAAGCGGGTAGGGGCGGTGAAACTGGCGAAGGCACCATCGATGCGAGCCATCTTCCATTTCGCAATATGTGACACGAGGCGTAATTTTGCCACCATCAATATCGACCCTGATGACATAGCCGATCAGATGACCTTCGCCGTCGCGGTAGGGATGTACCAGTGAGGGGCGAAACGACGTGAACTGTTTACCCGTGCCGGCCCTCTTCGGATTGTAGAGCTCGACTGTACGGCCATCTTCGCCGATCAATGGCGGAGCATCATCCGGAACCGGAATGATTGGAACGGGGTATTCGCCGTCCGTTGAAGCGGTCGCGTCAGATTTCGGCTGCTCGCGCAATGGCCTTTTCTTCTGATACTCCGATTCGCCAGCCTCAATGCCTGCCATCTGGGCGACCGTCTTAACCGCTTCCTTGAATTCCATGCCTTCGGTAAGTTCCAGAAAAGTGAAGACATCGCCATTTTTTCCGCAGCCAAAGCAATGGAAAAACTTCTTTTCGTCATTGACGGTGAATGATGGTGTCTTTTCATTATGGAACGGACAGAGACCCTTGAATTCAGGGCCCTCCTTTTTTAAGGCAACGCGTCGGCCAACAATATCCGCGATTGAAACGCGCTGTTTTAGATCTTCGGTATCGTATGACATGGGCAGGCCGGTCTAGTCCGATGACCGATTGGTCAAATCCCGAACATAGAGCGGAATGAAGCCGAACAAAAACCAGCCTTCGCGTTGCCATTTGGCCGAACCGCCATCCTCTCGCGTTGTCCAGATTTTTTTGACGATCATTGTCCGTCACCCGCAATAGCATCATCTGCCCGCCATTCCGGCGTTGTGGAAATTCCGTCGTCAAACAAGACAAGTTCATGATTTCTCGCGGCCCAGGCCGCTTCGTTGATCCAGAGCACTTCGGTTCGTTCCCGGGCCCCGTCAGCGTGCGCATTTCTTTCAACGCGATGCCAATCACCCAGCATGTCCTCGTACAAATCAGTCGGATAACCGCAAAGAATGACCATGCCTTTCAGATGGCACGCGGTTTCCAGTAGTTCGCCATGATCACCATCAGTCATTTCGTGGTTGTATCCGTGATAAAGCGAGCCGTCCGACCGTGACTTTGCAGACCTTGTTTCGTGCATGTAGGGCGGGTCCAGCAGATACAGAACGTCGTCGCCGTCATGCCGTTCAATCAGCTGGATCGCTGGCCGGTTCTCAATCACCACTTTTTGAAAGCGCTCAATGATCGCGCCAAGAGAGTCGGGATAATTTCCCCAGTCATGCGCTGGCGTCGAACCGGATCTTTTGCTCGATGCGCGAAACCCGGTGTTGACGGCACTGATATGTGCGTTCGACCCGAAGCCCATGAACGAACGGGCCACCAGTTTCCGGGCGCGTTCAACTGGATCGTCGACCGTCACATAACTGTTCTCGAACTCAACGCGGGAAAATGGTGTGAGACGCAAACTCTTGACCAATTCGCCGGCGCGTTTTGATCGCAGCACTTCAAACAGGTTGACGACTTCCATATCCAGGTCGTTGTATATCTCGGCATAAGCGCGCTTTTTACGCAGTAATATCGACGCAGCGCCTCCGTATGCTTCGACATAGACGCGATGACTTGGGAAGTACTGGATGACCCAGGGCGCAAGCAACCATTTGCCGCCGTGCCACCGCAACACTGGGCGTGTCGGGCCGGAATTCATGCCGTCACACGCTGAACGATCAAACTGTCGTCGTCAAAAATGCTGGTAACCCCGAGCAAAGCGAATTCGGCGCATACGTGTTTCTCATACCCCGCGACGACAAGAATGATATGCCCGGGCTGCAGCATGCTGACTTCGTTTGGAAAGTAACCGGGTTGCCGCACTTCTGATAACGGATCGGACGTGGTGTAGTGCCAGACAGCCAGCGAATGTCTGCCGCAAATGCCCGCCACAAGATTTCTATGGTCAAATGCCATCTGTCACACTCTCGTATTATCTATTGTCGAATTGCGAACAAAACCGCCGCCCAGTCTTCTGAGATTGATGACGGCTCTCATCAATTCGAATGTAGCCTCTGGTTTTTCAGCAGGATTGTTCGCATCGCAGGCATCGAACCAAAGACCAGCAGCTTCCAATATTGCTTCTTCGGCCTGATAAATAGGCGCTGCCGTGGTTCCGGTCTCATTGCCGGAAAGGGCATGAACGGCCAGCATCTGACATTGTCGAATGGCCAGTGCCGATGCCCTCTCTTCGTCACACCCGGTTTTCTGTTTGATCAGGCTGCCGAGGACGTCAAATAGTCGGGCATCGCCTCCAGTGGCCAGGTCTTTCATGATGACGGTAGTGGCCAGAGCATCGGCGCATCTTTCGATTTCGTCACGATCTATCGTCATGATCATTACCTTTCAAAAAATCTGTAACGGCTTGAACAGCCTCTTCGGGCGAAGTCGCGACGGCATACAAACCACCGTGTGCCAGCACCATGGTTTCAAATTTTTCCTGATTTTTGGACTGCGTTTTGCCGGGGACCTTGATTTCAACAGACAGGAACTGGCCGATTGATTTCCCAACCATGTCGGGCGTTATTTTAACGACGCGAATACCCAGAATGTCGCCGGACCCGACAAGCCCATATTTTACCGGTCGACCGTTTATGTCGCGCAAGGTACCGGTATTGTTTCGCCAGACCCGCACGCCGGGGAGCTCCGACAGATCCAGAAGGCATTTATTTTGAATGATGGTTTCAGGGTTCATGCCGCAGCCTTCAATATGGCATCAACAGTGCCGATCCGCAGCGCGAGCCAGGTTAGAGAGTTGCCCGAGTACGAATTCCCCAAACTTTTGTAACGAGGGCCATCCGCCGCCAGATACCGCCATTCCTCTTCGCCGGGAAATTCCTGCATGGTGCGCCGGAAGTATTCGCGCATCTCTTCCTCTTCGGCTTTCCAGTTTCGCTTAGTGTCCGGAATCAGCGTGTAGTCATCGGGTATACCCTGTAGCCGTTCACATTCACGCGGTGTTAAACGACGAACCGACATGTCGACCAAAACATGTGGTTTGTCGCCACCGCCCTGACTGGCACGCAGCGCATGTCCGACATCCTCACCCAATTCGGCTATGGCACCGTCATCCCGACCGCGAATGGCGACGGCAAGCCCATTATCTTTGCTTCCTATCGGATGCGAAACATCACCACTAATGTCAGGATCCTGTCGGTTATGAAACGCGACGGCGACCTGTCCGCCGCCATTGGCATGGCTGCTGCCTTCGGCCATGGCGCGCAATGTCGGGGATACTTCCTCCGAGGCGTCAGCGCCGTGATCCTTGGCGGAAAACGCCACCGCCTGCACTTCATTGCGCGCTTCCAGCGTGTAGGCGAGGCCTTCTTGCCAGCCTTTGCCCTGCGGGCCAGTATCCGGGTTTTCGCTAATCGCGCGTTCCTGAATTGCGACCGGTATGATCGGGGTACCTCGACCGGTGCCATCTTCCATCGCATCAAATCCCTCACCGCGCAGCGTATGCGCGACTAGCAAGCCATCCCGGCTTTCGTGGTCACCATAAGAGTTGCCCGTCAGCGCCGGCGCATGATCGGCGGATGAAATAACTGGCGTTTGACCTTCGTCCAGCGTCGAATTGACGCCTTTATGCATACGTTCAGTCAGTGTGTTGGCGACGTCGAATGGTTGGTCGACAACCAAGCCACCATCGCAGTCGAAATCTGTACCCAGTCCACCACCACCACCACGGTTGGGAATAGTGGGGGCGACCGCAGCTATTTGATTGGGGTTCATTCCGCTTCCGCGACGGCGGCCAATGCCTGCATCAAGTGTGCCGGCAACGTCTTGGCCCGATTGACGGCGCGGCGCAAAATTCCCCGACAGGCTTTCCTGCTCAAAAAGTACCGCAGCGGCAGGTCGCCAGTCTCCAAGATAACCGACAACGAACACACGGCGTCTTCGTTGGGGGATTGCGCATGGAAATCCGTCCACTCGCACGTACTGAGTGTCAAGCACTCGCCACGCCACTCCGAAACATCCTGGTGCCGGCGTGATGATGCCGCTGTTTTGCCATCCGCCTTGTGGGATATCGATTTCCCATCCCGCTGCTGCCGAGAGAATACTTCTAAAATCTTCTCCGCCCGTGCTTGAGAAGACGCCGGGGACGTTCTCCCAAAGAAACCAGTCGGGGCTGAGGCTGTAAGCCAGTCGAATATACTCGAGTGCCAGGTTACCGCGTGCGTCATCCATTCCGCCGCGCAATCCGGCGACGCTGAACGATTGACAGGGGGTTCCTCCGACAAGAACGTTAATTGGTTCAATGCCTAATCTCCTGAGTGTGCGCGGCCTGATTGTAGTGAAGTCACCAAAATTCCGAATGCCGCCGGGTTTTCGTTGCAGACTCTTGCGCTTGCGGCTACGGGAAACGATGTTGCTGCCGTAGTGATGTCGCAAAACTGCCTGGGGGAAATGTTCGATTTCGGAGTAAAATGCCGCCCGCCAACCCAGCCGTTCCCACGCCACCGTTGCGGCTTCGATGCCGGAACAGACAGATCCATAAACCAGTTCTGAAAAACCGGTTTTGGGAAGCAAAGCTGGATTGACGGTTGGGGCCATGATCATAGCCCTGAAAATATAGGTAAGTCGCCGCCGCGGAGACTGGCCAGGCGAAATTCGATATCGCGAATATGTGGTTCTTCCTTTTCGATCAGCAGTGCATCAAAGCCTTTGCGCATCGCCGCTTCTGCGGTTGTCCCTGTGCCCGCGAACGGATCCAGCACCAGACCTTTTTTCGGTGTCACCAATGTCACCAGCCATTCCATCAGCGGAATAGGTTTGACCGTGGGGTGTCCAATGTCTTCACCCTGATGTTCACGGCCGGGCAGGCAGCAATCAGGTTTGCCACGGGCCCGTATATCACAGATTTGACAGCGCAGGATCCGTCCATCATTTTGCGCCTTTGCCGAATAGAAAAACCGGCTGGTGCCATCAGGGAAAGCGTCGCGCACTTCGTCAGAGCCGTCATGCATGACGTTTGCCGGCCAGCGATATTCAGCGCTGTAATTGTCTCGAGGCTGATCGTAGTCGCCATAGATTTTGTTGGACATTGGCTGGCCACCAAAATCGCTATGTTGATTCTTTGCCGACGCTTCCGCTTTGTCCTCATCCGAGACGAACGGCACTCCGGACGCGGCGATGTTGATTCCGCCGGTACTATGTTTGAGTACGTTGTCGATCACTGTCCCTTCCGACAGCGGCTTGCGTGCCAGGCAAATTGGTTCCATCGCCGGCTTTAACGCGGTGCCCCAACCAGCCCATTCCTCAGCTGCCGGTGAGTTGTGACGGCGAATAGTGGTGTCTCGGGCGTTGAACCGAAGGTGCCCAAATCCGCCGGGATCGCGATGATGCTCTCCGACAACCTGAGCGTTTTGCCAATCTTCGCCAAAGGTGTTTTTACGTGCGTTCAATCTGGCGACTTCGGCATCCATTTCATCCGGCAATGCAAGTACGGATTTGAGAACGAACCACTGTTCAGGCGTCGGCAATGAGGGTTGTCCATCCGTATCACGCGCAGCCCAATGGTCGATCAGGCGCGGTGTGCAGTCGTTGAAATGAACCGTCAGGTCACTCGATTTCAAACCGCGCACTTGCATTGCCGCTCTCAGAAAGCGGCAGACGCGACGGGTCGGCTCTATATCTTCTGTTCTTCGCTTGTCGATGGCTTTGGAAATATCCAGCGACTTGGGAAATCCGGTCCCGAACAGCCAGTTGATCATGTCGCGAATTTCAAAGCCGGCATCTTCGATGGCACATGCCATGCGGTGATAATTTTTCGGGTGGCTAAAGGCGATCAGATAGGCGCCCGGTTTCATCAACTCAAAAACCAGTTGCCATGTCTCGGGGCGAAATGCGATATCGCCGCCGTCCCAGGTTTGCCCCATGAACCCCTGCGATGACCGTTTATAAACACCGGTTGCCCCGTTTGATTTAGCGCCCGCCGCGCCATCGGCACTGAACCGTTCGACAATACTTGCCAAGTGATAAGGTGGATCGCAAACCGTTGAATCGACCAGAACGCCTTCGTCGATCAGCTGGCGCATGACATTCAGACAATCGCCATGTTCAACACGCACCGTCATAGCCCGCACATTCCCTGGCATTCATCGTCAAACAAATCGTCGTGGAAATCAGACAGGTTGGATAAATCGACTTCGGCCAAGGGGACCAGGCTGCGATGAAGAAAAACTTCTTCTGCTTTTAGATTTTTCATTCCGCTGCGAACCAGATTGTCGATCTCAACGGCTTCCGCCCAACCGACCGGGTCATTGTCTTTCAACCAACGCCATTCCGTGTTGCTACGCATGGGGCAGATTGTGCATGCGGACTTTGGCGGGATTGGATAGCCGTGACGTTCCAGCCACGCGTAACAGTCCCAGCGGGTCATGCCTTTTTCGATCAGCGGCCAACGATTTTGGATCCAGCGTTCGGATGCATCTTTGGCCCGTTGTTTTTCGTCCAATGAAATTCCGATTACCTGTTCGACAACCGGGTAACGTGGTGCGTGTTGCCGCGGAACTAGCCCTAACAAATCGCGAACCTTTTTACGTATGGGATCGATCTTGTAATCGCCAGTGCATTGCCGCCTGATCATGCCGGCGCTACCATCTGGATTACGAACGAACAAAGGTGGACGGCCATGTGATTTGGCGTCGCCAGCTACGGCATCGCGTATTTCCTGTGATAGCGAACCAGCGGACACAACGTGCACCTGAAAGGGTAATTTTACGTTGCCGGATGTCAGCCATTTCAGTTGTTCATAGACCGGGCGGGGTTCGCATCCAGTATCGGCGAAGATGGCGACATCGATCGGGTCATCCAGTTCGCCATGTGCTGCCATTAATGCCAGAGTTGTTGACTGGACACCGACACCCAGTGAAAGCACGGACAATTTGATTCCGTCATCCCGCTCCGTCATGACGTTTTCCGATTATCAATCAGGGTGCCGTGCACGCCGGTATGAGACGGCAGATAAATCCGACCAGTCGATTTTAGATGTTCGTAAATTGCCGGATCGTGAATGATCGTTTCGAAATCAACACTTGAAGGTGTTTGCCACCGCCCGACCGGTGCCGGCATGGATTGGGAATTTGGTGGAAGAGAACAGAAACTGCCATCTTCCGTCAGATACTCCACGATTGATGGCCAGCCAATCCGCCCCTTCGGCAATTGGACTTCAGCTTCTGCAATTCGATTATTCAGTTGATCCGTCATGATGTACCCGCTGGAGGTTCAAGAATGAATGAGGATTGGCCGGCCTGCTGTTTCCGATTTCTCGCATTGGCCACGTGTCGGGCCCAACCATCCGGATTTTTGTAGCCACGCCTTCGGGCCAGTTCTTTCAACTCAGGCAGTGTTTCGGCCTGTAAGTTTTCCTGCATGCGCCGATATTTCAGAACCTCTTTGTCGACCTTCACCAAATCGCCATCAACTTCCATTATTTGGCGACTACTCGGAACGTACGGCTCATTGCATTGTGGGCAGACCATCAACTGGGCGCGATAGACGCTGTAACAACTGGTGCATTGTCGAACCGGTGCCCCGGCTTCGCCTGTGTCGGTCTCTCTTTTTTTGCGACCGTCCAACGACCAGTTTCGCTCCTGCTCGGGCATACCGTGCCGCATCGAATTGCCGACGTGATCCAGAATGGTCGCATGGGTTTTTCCGGGATACATTCTGAGAACCCGGCCAACCTGTTGCAGATACAATCCCAGTGATTTTGTTGGCCGTAGCAAAATTGCAGCGCCAACAATCGGGATGTCTGTTCCTTCCGAGACGATGTCGCATGACGTAAGTACATGAAGTCGACCTTCACCTAATCCGGTAATGGCCGCGCGCCGGTCGACGTCATTCATTTTTCCGTCGATGCAGGATGATTGGTACCCTGCTTCCCTGAATTGAGCCGCCACGTGTTCCGCATGTTTTACTGATGCGCAAAAAGCAATTGCAGGTACACCGTTGCAATAGCGTTGATAATGCGTAATCGCATCTCCGGTGATGGTCGGGCTATCGATTTTTTTGGCAGTGTCCCCGCGGGCGAAATCACCGGCCTGGGTTCGAAGTCCGGCAAGGTCAAGCGCCTTGGGAGGGGCATAGATGACAGGGGGAGCCAGCCAGCCCTGTTCAATCAAACTATCGACACTTGGCCCAATAACCATTGATGTAAAGCATCCACCGGCATGGACACCAAGGCCTTTTCCGTCCAGTCTTTCAGGCGTTGCCGTGACGCCCAGTAATTTGGCATCGGGCATGAATTCGATAACTTTTTTCCATGAACCGGCAGTGGCGTGATGGCATTCGTCAAGCATCAAAAACTGGACAGGTTTAGTGCTGTCCAGTTGACGAACAAGGGACTGGACGCTGGCAACCGTGACCGGCGCGTCCGAATTGAAGAAAGATTTACCGTGTTCCCTGATCTGCTGCTTTATCGCCGCACGAACGACTGCAGGCGTAGCAATCAGTCCGTGCCATATCCCGAACTTTGACAGGGCAAGAGATGTCTGCAGAACCAGTTCCTGCCGATGAACAACAATCATCGCAGTGTTGCTCTTTTCGGTGGCTCCCCGGGACATCTCGGAAAGGCAGGCTGTTTTGCCCATTCCCGTGGGTGCGACACCGACAGGTGCAGTACTACCGTGCGCGAAATGATGCCGGATCCCGGCAACAAATTCGTTCTGGTTTTCCCGCAACTCAATCATACAACTTCCCCATTTTCACCCCATTTGCACCAGCGGCGACGGGAATGGGGTTACCCGTATGAAAACAGCTGATGCTGTAATTGCCGCTGGTGCATACCGAATAGCGGTACACAATAGGTAAAGTCAAACAGAAAGTACCGATTATAGAAAATAAACGGTAAAAATTCGGCAAAATGAGTTTGAAAACATCTAAGTGCGGTGAAAAATAGGTACAAATTGCTTGAAAGTACCACCGTTGATTGTTATAAGAATGTTTCTCATTGAAATTCGGGTCGCGGGAGATAGAAGGATGGACAGGTCTGTGGAAGGAAATGACGTTTCCAGAATGATTGGAGTAATCCGGCAGCGAATGGAAGATCTCGGCATTCACGGTCTTACAAATCTGGAAAAAATATCCGGCTTTCCGCGCGACACAATCCGAAATGTAATGCGCGGTCGCAGCAAAAACATGAAGCCGGACAAGGCAAAGAAACTGTCCCAGGTTTTGGGCATCACCCTCGACGAGTTACTGGGTAAGAGCCCCCTTCGATCCTTCGATGACATCGTATTGGTAGCGGATTGTTTTGACGGAAGTAGTAACGTAATTCCATTCAGCTACGTCTATTTGATGGAAAAGTTTGGCAGCGTCGATTTCAAATCTATGACAGCTAAAGGCGATGCCATGGAACCGCTCATTGGTTCTGGAGATCTTCTCCTGATTGATGTAAGCGACAAAATATTGTCGGACGGTGCCGTATACGTAATGCGCCTGCGGGGCGATCCGTTTATCCGACGAATTCAAACCACGACAAACGGTCTGGTTATGTCTCAGGACAATCAGGCCTATTCCGGCAGCGTCGTTTCAACTGATGATGTATCGGCTCTGGATGTTGTGGGCCGGATCATTTATGTCGGGAAGAAAATTTAGATTAACTTTTAGGTGTCTTGGCCCCCTGTTAATTCACTTGTCTGAACAATGGCGATATAGTCGTTGAAATTTGGAGGGTGAGGGTGATGGTTATGGATGGTCAACTGCATTTCAACGCGTCAATCTACGTCGCGACTTTGGTTCAGGAGTTGCGAAAAGACGGTTTTATTATCGAAGTGGATGACAAGTTTGACGCGTTCGAAGAGGCGTGCAGAGATGAAAACCTTGGGAAGCCCTGGATCACACCGCCGTTCAATCCCGACTTTATTGATATAGATCCAATGAATTTATTGTGGGTCAAAGCGACATCAGAAGATCGTATCGTTGCGGTCGAGGGGATGCGCTTTGAACATATTTCCGTCCCGTTATCGAAGCATCTGGATCAACAATACAGGCGAATTTTTTGTGATCCGACACCAGGTTCAGGACTGTCAGGCCACGCGCCGGCGGTCAATCAGGTTACGGGCCGCACCGCTTATCATGGTGATCTATACATTCATCCGGCTCATCGAGAGGGGGGACTGGCGACGAAGTTGTCGCGGCTCCTGATTGCGCTGGCAGTTCTAAAATGGGACCCGGAATATATTTGGGGTTACATCACCGAAAAACTGGTGAATGCCGGCTATGGAATTCAGATCGGGTACCATCACGTCCAGCCCGCAGCAATTCACTGGGTCGGCAACATTCCCGAGAACAGAAGTCTGACAGATTGTTTCGTCTGGTCTACAAAAGAAGATCTCAATTATATGATCTCTTGTGGAGTAAGTCAGAGACACACAGAACCAACGGCGCCCCTGAACGTATCCGACAAGGTAGAAGCAGACGGTTGTATTGTAGTTCAGTGACCATTTCACCGTTGTTGAAATCGACAAAACAAAAATGAGCTATTGGCCGGTGCTCAAGGCGCGCTGTCAGATATGCCGGATTGCAAATTGCTTCGCCGTTCCTGTCCGGTAGAAATTCAGTTTCACAAGCAGATGCGGCCCAATCCTTGCCAAATATATCCGCAGCTGGCGAGTCTGCCCCAACGAAAAAAAACCGGCGTGGAACATCTTCACCTTCGACAACAGAAACATGTGTTAGGGAAATGATATCCGACAAATTCTTGAAGGGGTCGCGGTCCAACCAGCCCCTTGAGGCGGTCCACCACTGATAAGCCATCGATCCCAGCGTGCCGCTGAGTGCTTGCTCCAGGCTGACAGGGACAACGACGTCTGTCATCCTGTTGAAGCAAGTCTGTTTTCATGAATGCTTTCGTCTGAATTAATTTCACCGGCGGACATCAGGACAATCAGGAAGCGGCAAACCCTGTCTAGCTGAACAGGGGATAGTACCGACAAATTCTGATTGCCGAATTCGGATCGGCAGAATGTCGTAACAAAAACTTCAACGCCATTTGACTGAGCGAAATTCGAAACAGCGTCTGCGACAACGGTCGATTTTTCATCAAATATTTCGTCCAGCACCTTTCGCAATTCACTATCAACGTGAAAATTTTTACTCATCCTAAAATTCACTCTTCATCTATTTTTTACACTAAAACGAGTTACCATTCACCGAACACTGCACAAATTTTGCGTGTAGTTCAATCAAAATAGATCGTCAAGGTTTGAGCAAATCTGTCAATTGATCAATAATTGTCTCGCTGTCCTCTTCACGTTTTTTTTCTTTGAAAAGCCGATAACAGAGAACTATCGCCCTGGAAAGTTTCTCTGGTGAGGGGTGCAAATCTGTTTCGGTAATTTTCTCGAGCAGTGTTCGCGTCGTTTTGTAAAGCCGATCATCCCCGACATCGCCCATCAAATGAGAATTGTCCGGTTCGGTTCCAGTCATAATCCAGTCGACACTGACGCCAGCTTTGTGAGCGATCGCTGATATACCGAATAAATTTGGACGGGAATTTCCCTTATACCAATTCATCAAGGTATCGTCGGTGGTGTTTGCAATAGCAGCTGCTGCCGTCAAACCGCCTGAACTTTCAATCGTTCTTTTTATGCGATTCCCGATCTCAACTGTAAATCCATAGACCGGTTCAGATTTTTGTTTTGTATCTGGCATCCTGAAAAAATTCCATTCAATTCAAATTGTTAGGCGCACACAATTTGTATTGCGAGAGGTAATAACTATAGACCCTAAAAAATTAATATCAAAACCGAATAAATTAGGGTATCAGTTTGCATTCATGACGAGCCTGCTTTCAAACCCTGTTCCCTTCAGGGTGGAATTAAATATTTCAGAATTTCCTTGATATACCGAAATAATACCGCTAATGGTTGTTTGGCGGTAAAAAAACGGTAAAACACGGTAATAAAGCTAATGGGGTTAAATTCAAAAATATTAGTTGAGGACGCGGGGTCCGGTATCCGCAGCGCCTCATATTGTATGAAGTTGAGACGTCGCGTGATCAAAGCGTTGCTTTGCCGCTTCCGATTCCTCCGCACGACATGGCGAAGCCGACCATGAAGATGCGCGCCGCCCGGAGGTTCTACAAGAAAGGGAAACCTTTCGCGACATTTGCCGGCCTTTTAGATGCAGCTCATGCAGGACACTTCATGTTCTGGGGAAATCGTGTGGTTCCATCACACGTAATTTTGACGGCAACAGTTCGTTGTATCGACCGCGCACAACGCCGGATGAACATCTGTCGGGCCGTGAGGATTTCCAATGATGACTGATACTGTCATTCGGACGTCCTCACTGCCGATGTATCCCGATTGTCAGCGTCGTCACGCAGCGCGCGCATTCACAGATGACGTGAAAAGCGCCGGCTATGAAATCGCAACGGTACCGCCGTCAATCGGCGCCATTATTGGATCTGGCAGCCATGCCGGTATCGGTTTGGCCATGTCCGAACGTGTTGAAGGTCGGGAAGCGTCTGCCGTGGAGATTGCCGAGAGGGTCAACGCGGAAATAGACGAAAGAATGGGCGATGGCAAAGTTGTCTGGGACGATACGACTGGCAATATCGACGTTGCACGACAACAAGCGTTGCGCCAGGCACGTTCGATACTCGACTTCATGGGACACCGCATCACACCGGTCGGTGTAGAGGAATATTTTCAAGCGGATCTTGGCGAAGGCTTCACTCTGTCAGGTCATGTCGATACACGAGAAATCGACGCGGTGATTGATTACAAAACCGGCACCATCCAACGGGCCAACGGTGCCCAGTACGGCGGTTATTCCCTGCTGGTCAAGGCGAATGGTCATCGTGTCGATCGGTTGACTGAAATTTTTGCCAAACGCGTCGGCACGACCAAGCCTCAACCCGAACCGATAATGGTCAACTTCGATCTCGTGGATTCGGAGAAGGCTGCCTGGTCGATCGCCCAAACCATCAAAAGAGACCTGATCAAATTCAGGGCAACGGGTGATCCCTGGTCGTTTACGGCAAACCCAAATTCGATGAATTGCAGTCCGAATTATTGCCCAGCATGGGGCAGCCAATGGTGCAAATCGCACAGAAAAGGAACAGAGAATGAATGAAGACGTTGTGACATCAAACGGCGCGCCGCCGCTTCAAATGCAAGTTGCCTCATCGGCAAATCATGTAGCCCAGACAACAGCCATCGAACAAAGCCGGGCATCCGCAGAAGTGCAATCCGCAATGGTTGTCGCGCAGCGTTTCCCGCGAGACGAACGGCATGCACTGGCCAGGATCAAACTGGCATGCGGGCGTAAGGGATTGGCTGACAGGGCCTTCTATTCATACCCGCGTGGCGGAACGACAGTCAGCGACGCATCCATATATTTCGCCCGCGAAATCGCCCGCTGCTGGGGCAACGTTCAATATGAAATTGTCGAGTTGGCGCAAGACACGGATCGCGGCGAAAGTGAAGTGATGGCGTATGCCTGGGATCTTGAAACCAACGTGCGGGCTGCTATTCGCTTCATCGTTCCGCATGTTCGACAGACCAAAACCGGCGGCAAACGTCTCACAGATCCCCGTGATATCTATGAAATGGTTGCCAACATGGGTGCACGCCGATTACGTAACTGCATCCTCAGCATAGTCCCGGATGACGTTATTCAGGACGCGAAAGCCATGTGTCGGAAGACGCTCGAAAATGGTGAAAGCGCGCCACTGGCTGACAGGATACGAACCTGCGTTGAAAGTTTCGCGGGGTTCGACGTAACGCGCCGGCATCTGGAAGATCACCTTGGCATCGCGCCAGAAAAGATGACGCTTGACCAACTCACTGACCTTCAAATTATTTACGGCACGATCAAAGGTGGTGAACAGGCTTCGTCATTCTTCGATTTGCGCGCAAAACTGGGGGAACCGGACAATTCCAACGCCGCTGCCATAGAGAAACCGAAAGAACAAACCGACGAAAAGCCGGCAGCGCCCAAACCGGAAGACAAACCGAAGCGGGGACGCCCCAAGAAAGAAGACCTTGAACAGGCAAAAGCGGCTGGCGTCCGGTCGTTTGAAGATGGTCGTGCGCGTGAAGACATCCCCGAAAAGTTCACCACCCCATCATTGAAAGTCGCGTTTGAAGAAGGCTGGGACGAAGTTCGGGCTGAACAAATGGCTGAAACCGGAAAAGAAACAGAGGCTGAAAATTCACCCCCTCTCGCCGATCCCGATGCAGGCCCGGGTAAACCAGAAGATGGTCCAGCATCAGATTTTGACTTCGAAGACGAGTAGGGCGGGGATATGAAAATCAGCATTAACAATTTCATGGGATGTGAAGAAGCTGCTCTCCAGATAGACGGTATTTCACTACTGGGAGGACACAACCACCAGGGCAAGTCATCGATCTGTCGCGCCGTGGCCGCGGCACTCTCTGGGGACTTGTTGCCTGCGGGCATAAACAAAGGTTCGGCTGGGCTACTGGTACGAACTGGTGCTGGTCGGGCCACCGTCGAAATAGCCGCGTCAACAGGTTCCGTAACCGCGACCTGGCCCAAGGTTGAACGGCTGACGGAAGGCCAACCGCCGTACGCCAGTCCGGTCGCGGTCGGGACCCAATCAATATGCAATATGAGCTCGAAAGACCGTGCCCGGTTTCTGACGGAATTGTTGAAAGCCGTCCCGACAAAAGACGATTTGAATGGTGAGGTAGCCGATCGCGACGGGATCACCCAGGCCATGGTCGTTAATGCCTGGGAACGTATTGAACGTGACGGCTGGGACCAGACGCACAAGCATTTTCAGAACAAGGGTCGCGAGTTCAAAAGCCAATGGAATTACGTCACGGGCGAAAATTACGGGACCAAAAAAGCGGATGCATGGGTACCTGCGGGCTGGACGGAAAGCCTTTTGGGTGGTTCAGAAGATGGTTTGCAAGCGATCGTAACGGCGGCGCGGGCGGAACTCGAAGATGCTGTGGCAAGGCAGGCTGTCGATGAAGATCAAAAATCCCGCATGCAGGAACAGGTGGATTGTCTGGATCAAAGAAAATCCGATTTCGACGAAGCATTGAAACGCAGTCAAGACGCGGAACAATATCTCGAGACGATACAAAAAACCCTAGCCAAATTGCCAAGATTGAACGAGTCCGAGGCGCTTTTCGACTGTCCACATTGCGATGACAAGGTCGAATTAAGTCGCGCCGAAGGTCGAATGATTCTCGTCAAACACGAACCTGTTTCTGACGAAATATTGAAGACGGCCACCAACGCTATTTCTGAAGCTGAAAAAGAAGTTCAGCAAGCAAAAGACGAACTGTCGTCGGCCCAGGCCGGGCTTAATTTAGCGCAGGGCAAACTTCGACAGTCTGAAGAAGCTTTGAGCAAACTTGACGAGTTGAACGGAATCGATTCGGTTTCTCTTGAGGTCGTGGATGCCGCGCGTCAAGCCGTACAAAAATCGGAAGAGGAACTTACGGCGTTCAAGAAAAAAACCGAAGCGACCCGTCTCTCTAACGAGACTCGAATTAATCAGATATTTGTCGAAGCACTGGATCCATCCGGCATCCGCAATCAGGTGCTGAACAGCAAGATGACCGACTTCCGGACCCGACTGGAACAGATCTGTGACGATGCCGGATGGCATACCGTGTCAGTTTCGAACGACATGGAAGTAGAAATGTCGGAGCGGATTTATCTTTTGCTCTCCGAGTCAGAAAAATATTGCTGCCAGGTCGCACTGCAAATCGCCATAGCAGAACATGATGGCAGTCAGGCCGTCGTGATTGACGGGGCCGAAGTGCTGATAGGTGTGGACCGTTCCGGTCTGCTGCAGATGCTTCATATGAGAAAACATCATTCATTGATCGGCATGAGCATGAAAGGCGCTGGCTCCGCGCCTGACCTTGCAGCCCAGAATGCCGGAAATTGCTATTGGATCAAAAACGGAATCCTGATCGACGTTCCATGCACCGATATTGGAGAAATATGACCATGAAGACCACGTTGTTCGACAATAGAGAAATCGATTTGCTGGACCCGGATCCTGCCGTGATCACGGACATCAATATCGCATGGCCCCTGTCAAATTTGTGCCGGCATAACGGAAAAAGTGCCCCTTTCTTTTCCGTTGCGCAACATTCGCTGAATGTCGCGATCCTTGTTGCCAAATTGGGGGGCAACATCGACGAACGAATGGCTGGATTACTACATCATGGGACGCAAGCAATAGCGGGTGAATACCTTCCAAACAAACTGGGTTTATGTCCCTCATTGAAATCTGTGAAAGTGAAAATTGATGAAGCGGTGATGGCCGCTTTCCGTTTGCCAAAGGCAATACCCGCGATCATCGGCGATGCAAACGCAGCCGCCATTCTGCTCGAAAGAGAATTGCTTTTCGGCGAAGAAGTTAACGCATCAAAAGAATTGTTGGATGGGATGGAAATTCAGGAAGCGATGTCACCAGCCAAATCCATGCGGGAGTTCCTGGCAACTCTCAATTCCCTGCGGATCAACCGACAATGACGAAAACAGTACACCGCAGTGATGCCGTCGACAAACATGTCGGGCACCGCGTCCATCTTCGCAGGAAACAGGAACTGAATATTTCGCTTGGGGCGTTGGCGGAACGAATTGGTGTCACCTACCAGCAGGTTCAAAAATATGAAAGTGGTGAAAACCGAATTTCATCATCCCGACTGGTCGCATTGTCGAAGGCACTGGACGTTTCAATTCTGTTTTTCTTCCAGGGTCTCAACGATCAGATCGATGCCGAAATCCGGAGTTTGAAAGGCCTTAAATTGCTCACGAAACAACAGTTGAAAACGCTGGAGAATCAAGTCCAGTTGCACATTAGGGAAGGGAAAAAATAATGACTCAGGCATATCCCCTGCATTGGCCCGCTGATTGGCCACGAACCCAACGAAGAAAATCCAGTCGATTTAGAACAACGATCAGCAAGGCTCTCAACAATGTCCAGGACTCTTTGCGGAAATTTTCCGATGATAGCGGGAAGAAAACGGAGAGTGTTGTAATCTCTTCGAATGTAACTTTGGGGCAACAAAGGCCCGGGGATCCTGGTGTCGCAATCTATTTCAGCTGGGATGGCTTGAGCACATGCATTGCTGTTGATCGTTACGAAAAAGTCGAAGAAAACCTTCAAGCCATACATTTCGTCATCGAAGCTGAACGCACCAAACTGCGCCATGGCGGTTTGAATATCGTGAGGGCGGCATTTCGCGGCTACGCGGCCTTGCCACCGCCATCCGGTGCAGCGACGGCAGGTAAGACATGTTGGGATATTCTGGAACTGCCGATCGATAGCACGGTAAATGCCATCAAGTCTGCCTATAAGCGAAAAGCCAAGAAATGCCATCCCGACACGAGTTCCGGTGATGATTCGGCGATGGTGGCTTTGAATGCGGCGCGTGACGATGCCTTGCGGCAGGCAGCGTCGTGAGCGCGGCCGCCATGGATACGCTCAACGAATCCCCTGGCGTGCCAAAATGGCTTCAGTGCGAAGAAGATGTTTCGTTGACGCCAGACGAGTTGTCGAACCGTTGGAAGGGCCAGATCACCGCCGGCACGATGTCGAACTGGCGAAATCAAGGTATTGGCCCCCGATATTTTCGGCCGGGCGGTGGCAGTCGCGGTCCTGTCCTGTATCGGCTGTCGGACGTGCGTGAATACGAAAACCGCAATACGCATCAGTCGACAGCGGAAGAAGAGATAACACCATGACTTGGTTGACTGTTGAGGCGCCGGTTTATTTGACCCAAATCTCCGTTATTGAAGGAAAAGGTTAGTGGTAAAACCTGAAATCATCGCATCAGATTTGATGGGCGAAATGACAGTCCGGGTCAAAGGGATGCGTGTCGCCCAATTCCGAATTTGGTTGTCCGCACCAATTTGGCATCTCGCCGCATGGGTCATGGGCTGCGGATTGGAATACGAACGCGACGAGATCGAGCGACTGGCAGCTGCGGAGAAGGCGTTATCAGATGCCGTCGAAATGATCGGCGCTGACGTTTGCGAGTGGGACAATATCAACGAGTGGCACCAGATACACGTCGATGCAATTGACGCAGCACAAGCCCGTGCCGAACGCTCGTCCCCAAAAGACAGTCAGGAGCAAGGCTGATGCCCGCATTGAACTTCCAAAAGAAATTTGCACCCGCCGTCGAGGCTGGGACGAAGTGCCAGACCATCCGAGCCGAGCGCAAAGATGGCCGTATGCCCGCAAAAACTGGCGATACCATCGCGCTCTATACCGGAATGCGGACAAAGGCTTGCCGAAAGTTAGCCGATGTCGAGTGCATCTCTGTAGAGATGATCCGTATTGCACGAGGCGACAGCGGCTTCATCTATGTAAGTGTCGATCTACGTCCTCAAAGCCCGATGAATGTGGCTCAGGCCGACGGTTTTGCAGACGCAATCGAAATGGGCGAGTGGTTCGAGAAAACTCACGGCTTGCCCTTCATGGGCCACCTGATCCGGTGGCGATCCCCTAAATACCGGTCAGGTGAGGTGAAGAAATGACGCCAGATTACGCCCCCTTGTGGCACTGGATGAAAGCACGCGAACAGGCCCGCATTCACAAAGACAGTGGCGCTGACGCTCCCCACTCAGACGACCCGGTGATCAAAGATTATCGGTTTTGCAATGTGCGCCGTGAAGATGACCGGGGAACAATCTGGTTACGGCAGAATATCCGTGAACGGTTCGTCGATCATCCTGCGCTGTGGTTCATGCTGTGCATTGCACGTCAAATCAACTGGCCCGATACGCTGGAGGAACTCATTAGATGGTACGCGTGGCCCAGCGACGACTATTTTAATCCATCCAAAATCACGAAAATTCTGAACGATAGAAAAGAGCGTGGCGACAAGGTTTATACCGGCGCATATATGATTCCCGCGCCATCAAAAAAAGGTGCTGACAAGCAAGCCTATATAGCGGAAACCGTCTGCGGCGCATTGTGGGATCGCCGCACCTCAATCGAGCGCGCCTTTAAGGTTCAATCTCTCCAGCACACTCACGAAATGCTGACTCGTTCCAATGGCTGGGGGCCGTTCATGGCCTATCAAGCCGTTGTGGATATGAGGTTCACCAAACTACTTCAAAACGCCTCTGACGTGGCCAATTGGGCCGCTGCGGGACCCGGCACAATCCGAGGCCTGAACCGTCTGTACGGTCGCGCCGTCAAATATAGTCTGTCACAGGGACAAGCCCTCAGTGAGATGCGGGCGATTTACAAAATAGCAGGCGACGAAACCGGCATCCCTCTGGATTTCAGCGACGTGCCGAACATTCTTTGTGAGACAGATAAATATCTTCGCGTCATCAACGGTGAAGGAACGCCCCGCGCCAAATACGTTCCTGGGCGGGGGTATTGATGATGACCGTTAAAGACAGAACTGAGGGCGGGCAATGAATGACCGCGCTATCACAGCCATTCTTGCATCTGGACGATGCGGTATGGATACCCGTCAAGGACGGCGATGCAACGGGCCGCGCTTTGTTCCATCGCCACTATTCATATCGGCCCTACAAGGACGGTCGGAAGCCAAAATTGTTCGTTGGCCCTGGACAGAAATTGGTGCTTCTGACGCCATGCGCGCGAGCCTTGTTCGTTTGGCGAAAGTTCATATCGGGCGACGGTCAACAAGGCGTCAATTGTGCCGTGTTCAGAAACGAAGGCGCGGGCTTATCCAGCGACCTGATACGAGAGGCCGACGCAATGGCGTGGGAACGATGGCCAAGCGAGCGGCACTTTACCTACGTCAATTCGCGGAAGGTCGAGAGCGCCAATCCTGGCTACTGCTTTCAAATGGCGGGTTGGCAAAAATGCGGCATCACGAAACACAACAAACTGCTGATCATGGAGCGGCTTCCATGATCTCCAATAGTCAGATGAAGGATGAACGATCATGAATGACCGCTACATTTTCGGCTTTCTTGTCCTGCTTGCGGTTGCCAACTTTGTCCAACATTTCGCTGAAATGTGGGGTTGGTACGGCGACCCCAACGAGCAGCATGTTTCGCATATCAGCGCCGCTCTGATTTGGGGGGTGTTGGCATGGTTCCACGTTCGGATAAAGCGCGGCTCGGATTCTCGGAGGCCGGAAGATGGGTGAACAACGCGAAGGTCCATACGTCAAGCGGCTTTGTATTGGCTGCCGCCATTACGATCAAGAGCCATTCAGCATTCAGGGTGACACTGGCTACGACAAGTTTTGTATTCACCCGGATGTTGAGAGGAAATCCCTTAGCTCGCCATACTTCGAGGCTCAAACCCCTGATTGGTGCCCGGTTGATCCGGCACCGTCCGTTAAATACCGGCACGAGGAAAAGCCATGAGCGAATTATTGCCATGTCCATTTTGCGGCATATCCCCGCCAAAGGAGAGAAGCGAATGCATTGCTCCTTATGGAAGCCATAGAAACGGACACTATCACTGGGTTGAGTGCTCCATCTGTGGCGCAGCTATAAGCAAATATCACAATTCGTCGGCGGAAGCGGTCGCGGCTTGGAACAGACGTGAAGCGTACGAAGCGGCCAAATCTCCTACAACCTCGACGCCTGAAACCTCGCAGCCACAGGGCGATACCGAGGCGAAAAATCCAAAAACTGTAGCCGCAAATGGGATCGGAAAAACGGATGGCAATGAAGGTGCGGGCAATGACTGCGATCACCCTGCCGAAAAGGTGGTGCCGGGGCCGCGCGTCGAAGCCCGCTGGGGCAGTCACCCGACTGAGGTTTGCACTCAGTGCTCCTCTTATCGTGTTGGGGTGTCGCCTGCGTCTCCGTGGAAACCGGGGCCGCTGAACATCAAACAGAACGCTGTCAGTTAGAGGAATAGAACGATGCCGCAAAAGACGATCATACCCAACGGCTGCCCCTGCACGCTGGAGGAATGTCCGCCCGGCCCGTTTGTGCCGCAGTCATCCCCTGACATGCTTTGCTTCAAAAGTGAATACGGCAACAGCGAAGGCAGCCTTGATGCCTATAACAGTGCCGGAGAGTATTACCACGGCGAAGGCATGGTGCAGCCGGTGAAAATGATTTCCGAAGACGTAGATCAATAACGAGGGCGATGACATGACCGAAAATACGAAAGCCAACCTTGGTGCGTTCACGATCTGCGGTCTGTTCTTTGTGGCCGGCCTGATCGCCGGCGCGTCTGTAAGTTAGAGCGAGGTTGCGATGATTTCCGTAAGTAAGACACTCCCAAGTGAAACAAGATCGGTGATGGTCTTGAGGGCCGATGGTTTTGAAGAAGAAGCATATTTGTTCGAGGGCGGATTCGTTCGGGACACCGATGGTGAACCATTAGAAAGCCCAGCCACACACTGGTCTTATCTGCCAACTGTCAAAAAGTAGAGGAATGATTGATGAGCAATGTCGAATTGAGAAAACAGGAACTTCGTCGGCGGCTTGACGAAATAGATGCTGCGCAACACAAAGCCCTTTCAGATTTTGAAGGCCAGCGTGACGCCCTTCAAGAGGAATACGACGACATCATTTTGGAGAAATGCGACGCATGCACCGTCCTTATTCTGGAAGGCGACCGGGCCTATCGATACGACGAAGGGCCCTGGTATTGTGCCGAATGCTCGCCGACCATCGCCGCGTGCATTGTCGAGGGAGTTGAGTTCTTAAACGCCGTGAAAGGATGTCCGGAATCCGAAAAAGATGTCGCGGAGGTTATCCGTGGGTTGGCGGATCGAATAATCGACGGCGAATCGCCTGTCACCATTAATGCACACCCTGTCTGAACGAGGGAGCCAGACCGATGAAATGCGATTGTTTATTTACAGAGCTCGGATGCTGGTGCGGGCTGGCCGACAAAAATGCTGACGTTACGACCATTGCACCACGCCAGCACAGTTGGATCAGTTGGGCCAGGTATTGGTTCAAAGCAATCTTTCAGTAGGATCAATGATCCGATAATCGAGGGCACGGATAGTGAAAATCAAATGGGATGAATGGCGCGGATCACTGGATGGTCGTCCGACCTTTTGGAAGAAAAACCTTTTCGCCCGGCGTGGCTGGAAGATTGATCTTCATAAGTTCGTTGGCGCTGACGATCCCGGTTGCTTCCACACGCACCCAGCGTGGGCTATTCGGATCGTCTTGTGGGGCGGTTATCAGGAAGAAGTGCCAAAGGGCTTTTACCGCAATTTCTGGCCGGGCCGGATCGGCATCATACCGCCGTGGTTTTCGCACCGCGTTTCAAGTTTATCGAAAACGGTTTCTTACTCGCTTTGGCTTCGTGGGCCGAAGGTTTCAGAAATCCAACTGCAAGGCGACGGCTGGCAAGACCAGTCTGTCTTTTGAGAGGAGATACCGGACATGGGGAAAATAGCAGTTGAAATTGAGGTTATCCAAACCATCCACGTAGAAACCGATGACGACGACATTGCTACGACCGTCGCCTGGAAAGTTTTTGGACAATCCGAAGGAACAAAAATTCCAGGCGATCATCCCGCCGAGATTATTTTTAGTGACGGCGAAGTGATTGACTGTGCGACCGTCAAATAACCAGAGGAAATCGGACCATGACACAGACTGTTGAAGTTGATGCCGAAGCACTGGGCGAAGTGTTGCAAGCACTCGTTGGACCTGGCCACCTGATCCGCGAGTTACAGGTTATTCGCGGACTGCCGGCTGGTGACGATCCACTGACGACGTTAATTGACCAGTACAACGAACAGATTAAACCACGTTCAACGACCTCCGGTAATTGAGGAATATCAGCATGACTTTTGACGAAGCGTTAAATCAAATAGAAAAGTTCGTCGCCGACGATTGTCCCAACGACACGTACTGGAATTTCCGTGAGGTCGGCAACGGTCAATGGTCGGGACAGATACACAGCTATCTGAATTTGCCTAAATTTGAAATCGCTGTTCGTACCAGTTCGCCCAGGCAGTTGATGATCGCCCTTCGAAATGGAGCTATTGCGGCAATGCAAGGTCCCGGCCCAGCCGCCCCACCAGCACCGCCTGCGCGGCGCTACGGTTAA